GTACAACAAGTACAACATCGACATCAACAACAAGTACAACAAGTACAACATCGACATCAACGACAAGCACATCAACAACAAGTACATCTACTACTTCGACAAGTACAACAAGTACTACATCGACAAGCACGACAAGTACAACCAGTACAAGCACGACAAGTACTAGCAGCACAACAACAACGTTACCGTTTGTGGCTGATTTTTATGACGAGACGTATTATTATAAATTCTACGATGAAACAAATGAATATAAGTTTGATGACGAAACATCTAATTATGAATTTCAAGAGGAGGAAAATTAAATGCGAGATAGTTATTACGTAAACGATGACCTTACGTTTCGCGGATCATTCAAAATAGATAATGTAAAGCAAACACCTGATGCTGATTCCGCGTTGGTAAGAATATTAGAAAAAGGAAGAGGCAGGGGGTATGTTCCGTATTTAGAAGAAGCAGATGCTTCAATATCCGGAACACAGGTTTATTATAAATATGCCAATTTGCGTTCAGGCGTATTTAGATTATTTTTCACCGCGTCTTTTAACACCGGCGCGGATCAACGAACTGGCATAATTGATTTCAGAGTAAGAAAGAAGGTGGCTGCATAATGAAACAGATTCATCCGAACTCTTTAGCTAATTTAAAAATTCCTAAAGAGAAGAAAAAGTACGGGCATAGATACGCGTTGCCGGAAGATAAGATTAACGAATTATTTTCTTTAATATCCGATCAGGTCCCTTTAAGACAAGCGGCTAAAAAAGTAAATATTTGTTACGATACCGCAAAGAAGTATTTCGAAAAAGGCGATGATAGGCGTGGTATAAAACCTTTAAAGTATAGGCTGCAGATATTCCAAGACTCTGTATCTAAAGCTTACGATAAAGGCTTGATCGAACGCAGGACATCGTTTATTAAAACAGTTGGTAAAGCAATAGACCAGTTAGCTAAAAAAGTAGAAGATGAGACATTGACAGAAAAAGCTACTGTCAGCCAATTAGCTACTTTGATGAAACTCGAGATAACGTTAAGAGGGGGTGAAATTACAAGACGTGAAACAACAACTTTCACAGCCGAAGATGTTAGTGCCGAAGACGCCTTTGACTCCGCACGAAGTGAAGAAGAAAATAATTCGTGAAATTCAGATTTGCACAAGAGATCCTGAATATTTCATAGAGAATTACTGCTTTGCTATCAACCCGGACAAGCCGCCTAAAGAGCGCGTTGTGCCTTTTAAGCTATGGCCTGTACAGAAAAAGCTATTAAAGCAATTGCTTACCTATACAGATACCTTTGTGGAGAAGTCCAGGGAGATGGGCTGCAGCTGGTTAACCATGGCGTTTGAACTACACCAGGCGTTATTCACTGATTATTTCACTTGCTTGAATATATCCAGAAGGGAAGCTGAAGTGCAGGATTCAGGCTGTACGTTTCACTCTTTAATGGGCAGGATTAAATTCATGTACGATCATTTACCTAAATACATGCAGCTTAAAATACATGCTCCTTTTTTAACATTTAGAGTTATTAAAACAGGATCGATTATAAAAGGCGAATCGTCAAACAAGAGCGCCGGCCGTGATACGCAGTACAAAATGATCTTTGTAGATGAGGCAGCGCATATTGATTGCTTTGCTGAAATGTATAAATCCTGCAGGAACTCAAGCGATTGCTTGTTCTTAAATTCCACACCCCCAACGGATCCGTTTGATAATAAATATGTGGAAATAAAAAACATGACTGCATCGGGATATACGCAATTAAGATTTAACTGGAGGGAACATCCTGAAAAAGATCAGGCTTGGTATAAGAAGAAAACAGCCGGGATGTCGGAAGAAGAAATCGGGCAGGAGCTGGAAATAAGTTACGATAGGAAAAAGGTGGAGAGATCCTACATCGAGTACGCGGAAGAAATACATCTTAGCAATAATAAATTTTTATATCATCCGCAGTTTCCTTTAATAGTTGGTATGGATTTTGGGTTAGCTGCGGAAGTAATGCTATTCTTTCAGCAGGATAAAGATAAACGATTATATCTAATACACGAATATGAAGAAGCAAATAAATTAACTCCGGAGCATTATCATAATTTTTTAGTCATACTAGGCAAGCTGGGATATAAAGATAATATATCCGATATAGAAATATACGGCGATCCTTTTTCCGGGAACCGCAGGCATAGAACTTCCGGAGAAACAGTTATACAGCAATACCATCAAGCGTCCGGCGGTAGAATGAAGATACGGATTAAGACAGTATCTTTTGATGAAAAGAGAAGATGCGCTAAAGCGTTATTAAAAGCCAGGGTGAACGGATTGCCTAAATTCAAAGTAAGCTCTGCTTGCCGTAAATTTTCTAAATGCATGGGACGCTGCAGAATGAACAAGCAGGGCAAAGACCATGTTGATGATTGGTCAACGCATAAAGTCAATGCTTGGGAATATGCTGTAAGCAACAAGTACCCGATAATTGATGCTGCAATTATCGATATAATTATTCCGAATCAACCAAATCTTAATAACAGAAATTTAATCCATAATTCGATATTAACAGGCAAGAGAATGCATGGACGAGAAAATGTAACATTACGTTCGGTTTTATCCGGACGCACTAATATAAAGGAGGATTTACATGGCTAAGAAAAAAATAAGCGAAAGAAGTAAAAAGACACCAGTTGATTTCGAAGTACCTATGAAATTAAAAGAAGGAGTTATGGGAGGCGGCAATATAGACTCAGGGGAAGATTACGGTTGGAGGAGTTTAACAGCGCAGGCACAGCGTGATTTAAGCCCGTTAGCGCAAAAGCGTATGCAGGAAATTGCTTTTTACTTATACGATTCAAACCCCATGGCTCATAGAATAATCGATATCGGCAAAGAGTTCATTGTAGGCGATGGCTTTAGATACATGGCAAAAGATGAAAAAATACAGAAAGTATTAGATGAGTTCTGGAACGATCCGGATAACGCTTGGAATATAAAGCAGGATTCTAAAGTACTTGAGTTATCTCTATGGGGCGAGCAATGCTATCCGGTCTATGTTAACAAACATAACGGGCATGTTAAAATCGGATATTTAGATCCCGGACTAATATCTAAAGTTAAATTAGATTCTTCTAATCCTGAAAGAGTGGATGAAGTTCATTGGTCGAAAAGATCTAAAGTGATTAAATGGAAAGCAATAAATACCGATAATAAAGTTAGATCAAAAACATCAGGCAGGTTGGTTGGCGATTGTTTTTACTTCTCGATTAACCGCGTTGTTTTTTCGAGCAGAGGCAGGAGCGATTTATTGCCTTTATGTTTGCATCCAGATACTTTATTGAATACTTTAGAAGGTGATATTCCTATTAAGAAATTAGCAGGTAAAGAAGTATTGCTTTATTCTTGGGACCAGAATAAAAATAAATTAGTAGTTGGTAATGCTACTGATATTAGAAAAACTAGATCAAATGCTGAATTGGTTAAAGTTCATTTTACAAACGGAGATAGCATTATTACTACTCCAGACCATCCTTTGCTTTTAATTAATGCAAAAGCCTATAGACAAGCAAAAGATTTCTTGCCTTCTGATAGAGTGCAAGCTGTTTGTAGAAAAGTTAAAGATGGCTATATGTGGGTGCAGTATAAAAAAAGTAAATGGAAATTAGAACATCGTTTTATTATGGAACAAATTTTAGGTAGAGAATTATCTCATACTGAATTAGTTCATCATAAAAATGGTGATACATTAGATAATAGAGTTGAAAATCTTTCAGTGATGTCAAGAGCTAACCATGCATTATTGCATATCGAAGATAATTTACACCAAACTAAAAGTATGCTTAAGCATAAAAAAGTTATGGCAGAAAAAATGAAAGGCAATTCTCATGCAAAAGGAAATAGATTCAAATTAACAAAAGAACAAATACAAAAAGAAGTAGTTGCATTGAAAAATCGCTATAAGAATATGTCTACGAAACAGAAAAAAGAATTAAAAGAAAGAATGACAAAAACATCTTTAGCTAGATTTCAAGATGGCAAAAAAATAAATCAATACGCTACGTTTAATCACGAAGTTCTTTTTGTAGAAAAATTAGATTATAAAAGCGACGTGTATGATTTGAACGTAGAGAACTATAATAACTTTTCAGCGAATGGAATTATTGTCCATAACTGCGATTGGATTGACGGATATGATCAATTTTTATTCGCCAGATTAGAACGAGCTTTCTTCTTGAATAATTACATTTGGGATATTCTTTGCGAAGGCATGAGCAAGGAAGAAGTGGAAGAATTTGCTAAGAATTTAAAAACTCCAAGTCCAGGATCAGCTCGGGTCCATAACGAAAAAATTAAATACAGTACGGTAAGTTCTAATTTAGAATCTGCCGACGCGTCATCTGAAGCGAATTTATTTAAAACTCAGATTTTAGGTGGTGCAGGGTACCCTGATTTCTGGTTTGGCGAAAGCGATAAGACTACGAGGGCGTGTTACAGCGATGATACTGAAACCTTAACTGAAAACGGCTGGAAAAAATATTGGGAAATCGAAAAGGATGAAAAAATAGCGACCTTTAACAGAAATAAAGATTGTATTGAATTTCATATTCCTAAAGCATTTTATCTTTATGATTATAAAGGTGAAATGTATCATTTTGAAAACAAAAGAACTGACATCATGGTAACTCCCGAACATAAAATATGGCTTAAAGAAGGTCATTCAAATAAATGGGAGCTTATCAAAGCGGAAGACATTACATATAAAACTTTCTTTATCCGCGAAGGGGCTAAAAACTGGACAGGGAAGAATACAAAATACCTAGATCTTCCGTATGTTGCTTATGATGTTCAATCCAGAAAAAAAGATTTTCCAAGAAAAATAAAAATGGATATCTGGATGGAATTTCTCGGCTGGTATTTATCTGAAGGATGGTTAGGAAAATCTAAAAATCAATTCAGCGTAAGTATAGCACAAAAGGATAAAAAGAATATTTTAAAAATCCGCAAAATGCTTACAGCTTTAGGGTTCCCTTTTAGAGAAAGATACAATGATAAAGGATGTTTAATATTCAGCTTAAATAATAAATCATTGTGGTACTACTTGGATAAAAATGTAGGCAACGGAAGTGCTAGTAAAAAAATACCTCAATATGTTTTACAGTTAAATAAAAACTTATTGAAGATTCTTTTCGCATCAATGATGGATGGTGATGGGCATTACGATAATCGCAAAGGAAGAAATTGTTTTACTTATGCTACAAAGTCACCCATGCTTAAAAATGATTTTCAAACTCTTTGTCTTTTAATTGGTTTTTCTACAAGAACTCGCATTGGTAAAAAAGATAAATTTAGATGGTTTGAAATTACAGGAAGTAAAACTATTGAAAGAGACATACGAAATAGGGGGCAGGTAGTAAGAGGTAAACAATACGATTCGCATATTCAAAAAGAAAAGTACAACGGAAAAGTATATTGTTTTGAAGTGCCTAACGCTCTTTTCATTACGCGCCGAAACGATAAGATAGCCATTCAGTCTAATACAGCTCAAGAAGTATCCCTTCCGACGTTAAAGAAGCTTCGTGGACGTCAAAAATATATAAAATATATGATCGAGTATATTTTTAATTTTGTAATCGACCAGAAGATTATTCATGGAATGCTGCCTAAAGATGTTGATAGGAAATTCGTTGTGATGCCGGCTCCGATAATAACAAAGGACGCAAGAGGGCTAGCTATCACAGTTGATAAATTTGCTAATGCCATGACCGTTGCTGTTGATAGGGGATGGATAGGCGAAGATACGGCGCGTACAGCGTTCAGGACGTTCATGACTGATTTAGGCATTGAGCTTCATGAGCTTGAGGAATTATCAAATTACGCTCAAACATATAAAAAGGCAAAAGGAGGTAAGGATGATTCAGAAACGAAAGACAAAGACAAAGGAAAAAAAGATGAAGGAAAACAAGACGAATAAAACAGACGTTCAGATAGGATTAGCTTTAGCCGGTAAGATCCTTCAGGAAACAGGCACTGCTTTATCTGAAAAAGAAGAAACTAATAGCGAACAAAAGGAATCCGTATTCCCTTTTACATTGCATCACAGATGGTGGCCGTCAAAGTTAGTAGAAGGCTTAAATGTCATGGACCAGCAGTTTTCTTTGAGGATTGACATGGGAGATAAAATCGTACAGTTAGATTCTAACTTCCCTATTGACCAAAGCGAAAACAAGGTGTTCTTATCAGAGAACATTGACCGCACCTGGCTGGATAAAGGCAGCACTGTAGAGAAGATTATCACTCCGTTACATACAGATGTCACCAAGCTAGACACGTCCTGGCTGTCTCTGCTAGATTCCGGAGAAGCTACTTTATTAGAGCAAACAGATGATACTTTAAAAATTGCTTTAAAAAGTGGTAAATTTGATAAGACTCTTGTGTTCAACAGGGGTGAGGACACCTACGGGTTGTGGTTTTTGGAAGAAAGTAATTAACAGTCTTTTTAAAGTATTTTTATAAAGTACTTGACAAAGTCCTTA